CCTGATGCTGTAGTTTGTTTATTGAATCCTGGTTTGAAACCTAGTTTTTTTAAAGCCATAATAAACCATTATACTATTTTTTGGCCAAAAATATAGTCCATTCTAGCTTAGATATCAAATCATTTAAGTAGACTTTAGTTAGTTTATTTTTCTTTATGTATTGATGAAGCTCTTCTAAATCTATAATAATCCATTGATCTTTTGTTTCAAATACTTTTTTTTCAGCTTTATCCAATAAAGTTCCATATCTTCCAAAAGCTGTATTTTCTTCTACTGGTATCATTTCTTTTACATCAAATTTAAAAACATTATTTGAGTTTTTTAATCTGCCTTTTATATCCCAATCTGTTTTAGATTTAGGGTATTTTATATCTGTTAAAAATTTTGAAAATTTTTTTACTATTTTAGTTTGTTTCATTAAAAATCCTACCTTTTTGCCATTGCCATAATTGTTCTGATTGTTGTATAGTTTCATACATTTTTATATCAGTTGTTAAATAAGGTTCAATCGTCTCCATATTATCATATACATATCTTTTAATTTCTTCTTTTAATTTATTTATACCTTTATTTATTCTATTTTGTTTAGAAAAATGCATTTTTAAAAATATATCTAAATCTTCTATATTTATATACCAGTTTATTTTAGCATTAAATAAATAATATATTTGCAAGGATGTATGAGAAACATAATGAAATTCTTTTACAACTGAATGCATATTTGAATAAAATAAAGATTTGATATCAATGTCTTTCAATGATAATTTTTGTAAATTTAAATCGTAAGCCAGCCCTGATATAAGTCTATCAATAGGATTTCTAATTACAGTCCATTTAACTTTATTTGCTAATTCCCTTGTAACAATATGAGGTATTTTTTCAAAAGATTTTAATACCGACATACTTCCATTTTTTGGAATAAGTAAATATTGAAAATCTTTAGTTTCGTAAAATTCTATTTTTTGCAGTAACACTATTTTACTCCCATATAAAATTACTAGATACAGATATTCTTTCTGCATCTGTTTTGAAGGGTTGCACAAAATGATAAAGGTTTCTTGGAAAAATATAAAAGTCTCCTTCACTAGGAAAAAAATGTGCTTCAGATATACAGTCTGGTGCTTGATTACCATATAAAAAATTCAATGAACCAGGTCCTTGAGAAAGACCAACATATGAGTCATTTTCTTCTTTTAATTTTTTATCTATTTTTAAAAAAACAACACTAGAAAAATTACAATTTAAATGAGTGTGAACAGGATTGAAATCACCTGGACCCATTCTATTTATCCAAGTTCTGTGTGACTTTAATTTACCAGGTGGCTTTTTACCATACCAATGTTTATAGCAATCATAAAAAGCAGGTAAATATTTTTCTATAATTTTGTAAAATCTAGGTGATGACAACGAGTGTTCCTTTTCTATAACTCCCGCTAGTTTATGTTGAATAGAATTCATTATTTTTAATTTTAAAATTCTTTCTCTGTCTTTGTCAGATATTTTTGTTTTAAATAAAACAGGTCCCCAGTAATAAAAATTATAATTCATTTCTTATTTTAGTTGCAGATATTTCTTGTATTTCTTTTGGTAATATTATTTCTTCTATTTTATATCCAACGCCTCTACCATAACAAATGTTAGTAATGTTAGGTACAACCATTATTTCATACATTCCGTGATAACTTGCTAAAGCTTCAGTTATGTTTTTTTCAACTTGTTCAACATCAAATGGATTATCTTTAGAAGTAGGCATACTTCTTATCATAATGATAACTTGACCTGTTCTCTCTAATGCTTTTTTAAATAACTCTTGATGACCTTTGTGCCAAGGTTGCCATCTTCCTAACATCATCGCAGTTGGTCTATTATAATCTATTTTGGATTTCATCTATGATTCCTTTGTAATTATAGTCTTTAATTTCGTAATCAACTTTAGTTGGTTTTTCAAACATCTTATTTGTATCTTCAAATCTTCCTTCTTTAATTGTATTCATCCAAATCTTAATGTCATAATCATCTCGCCAAACATCATAAGGACAAACAAAATCTACTAAACAATGTCCTTGTGCATATGCCGTTAATCCTATCATTCTCTGTGCTTGTCTAATTCTACCTGCTTCAGTAAAATCCCAATCATTAAACATCTTTCTAACTTCATCTGCATTAAAATAAGCAATCTTTTTATCACCTATTAATTTTTTAGCAAATGTACTTTTGCCTGATCCAGGAAGTCCAAATATTAATATATTCATTTTTTAAACCACGAAGGTAAACCTAAATGAGGTCTTCTATCAAATTTATTTAACTCGGCTTCTTTAGAAACTTGATTATAATGTAAAAAAACTTGTAGACAATCTTCTCCGTCAAAAGCTTCTCTCCAATGTTCTAATTCCATTCCTTTATAAATAAGCATATCACCAGGTTTTAAATCTACTTTAATACCTTTTGCATTACTTGATATAGTAATTCCTTTTTTATCATTTGGAATACCTACGTTTTCTTTTGGACTTAAATAGATGGGCCAGGGATCACCTCCTAAATTTAAAGTCGTAGATATCTCACAACTAAATCTATCTTTATGACGTTCTAAAATATCACCTTTTTTATATATTCTTGCATAAGAATAAGTGGGTATTAATTTTAATCCTGTATGTTTTTCCATAACTGGTTTAACCCATTCTAGTAAAGTTTCCATAGCTATATCAGCATAATGAGAATAAGTATTAGGCACTTGTTCATCATTCCATACACCAAACTCGGTTGTAAATTGTGAGATGTATCTCTCATCAAATAAAGTTCTAGCAACTTTTCTTTTTAATAAGAAATACTTTGTAATAAATTTAGCAAGTTCTGGAGATATTGTTTTTTTTAAAACTGTATATTTTTCTTTTTTAAAAGACATATTAAAAATAATTAATATTAATTACCATTCTATTTGCTGTATCAGTTGTGTTAGTTCCTGCGTGTTCTATATCTGAATCCATAAAAAGCATTCTATTTGCTTTACTTTCTATTTTTTCTTTTTTTCTTATTTTTTTACTAAAATACCAAGGAAAACTATCTGATTCAAGTAATGTTTTTATTTTTAAATGTTCTTCTTTTTTTAAATAATTATCTATTATTTTATACATACTTCATCTCTTTTAATAATGCTTGAATATTCCAGTGTATAAATCTAAACGGTTGGCCAGTTAAATCTAAAGCAAATTGATGTGTTAAATAAGAAGGAAATATAATCATAGTTCCTGGTTTGACTTTATGATGAATTATGCTACTTGCTGTAGTTATTTTAGTAATGTCTTTTTGTGGTAGTTTAGTCATTAAAGCACCTTGTTTAGGTTCGTGAAATAAAGGATACGATGAAGTATCAGATGCTTTTAAAAAATAAAAACCAGAAACGTGATTATTCCAATGAATATGGGGTTCGTGCTGACCTGCTATTTTTCCAAACTCTTGAACCCAACATTCTGTAAAATATAAATTAATTTTATTAGTATCAACACCAGACCAATCTAAAAAACTTAAACTAGCATCACCTATTAATTTTATTAAATTTTTTAAAGATGGATCATTGTGTATATTGTTTGAATGAAATACGTGAGCAAAATCTTTTAAATCTTTTTTTAGTTCTTTATTTCTTTTATTTAAAAATTCCTTGTCTCTATTTTTAGCCTGTTTAATATATTTATCACAAATTTTATTTGTATCTTTAACAAATTCTGGAAACTCTTGTTTCCAAATTGGAGTTTCAAAATGACTATATGAAAAAAATTTATTTTGCATTTATTTAAAAGGATGTCCTAAATTCCATACTACTAAACTATATCTTGTTCCTTGAGTAACTGGCTTTACTCTGTGCCATACAAAACTTGGAAATACAACTAAAGAACCTTTTGATAATATTTCTTTACAAATTACCGTATTTAGTTTTTTATCAGTATCTACATTTCTAAAATCAAATTCTAATTCTCCCCCTTTATAATCGTTTTCATTAGATAAATTAAGAGTAACAGATAATTTTCGAGTTTTTCCTTTGTAAACACCTTCTTTATAAGGTTTTGCCCAACTATCACAATGCCAATCATAATATTGACCTTTTGAATATTTAGTAAATTGGCAAATTTCCGAATAATCCCATTGAAAATTCCAGTCTGCATTTTTATTAGCTATATTTACATAAGGTTGTATTTCTTTATAAATCCACCTGTCATCCATCCAAACAACATTTGAATTTCTTTTTTTCTTTAAATCTTTTTCTTCTTTTTTTGTTAAAGGTTCTTTATTTAAATCTCTATTTTTACCAAAACCACCAGTTAAAGCAATTTTTTCTTTTTTTAATTTTCCATATTGTAAAATCATATCACAAATTCTTGGTGGTACAGCTGATTTAAAATACCAATAATAATTAGTTAAGTTCATTTTTATAAGTTATAGTTAATACAGTATTTAAATCTTCACTTTTGTTTTTATGTATTTTATAAA